TCAAATGCTCTGTAATATGCCTGAAATACCATCAGGATAACCAGATTCATAAAACCCCGTACAAGTACCAGACTCTATACAAGTGCCAGAAATACCAGCACCAGAAGTATCAACATTGGTAATTGCATCTTTTATTGCTGATACATCTTCACCAAGGCCGTCAACAGCATCGGATAGGCCATCGACTTTAGAGCCCAAAGCATTAACGGCATTAGTGGTTTTGTTAACGGCAGTGGTCACGTCTTTGTTCAGGTTCTGAATGAGTGCCTTTGTATTTTCGTAGATGGCCGCATCTTGTTTTTCCTGTTTGGCAATCTGAGCAACAATACGCTGTGATTGTGTATTGAGCTGCAAGAGCTGATTGTTAACATCATCAAGTTGTTTGTTGTTGTCAGAATTGAGTCGAGTTAATAACTCGTTCATGTCCTCATTCATTCCGGTAACAGATTGAACAACGTCCGAATTTGAGTCAGGCGTAGGGTCTGGTGTTTCAACATCCGGCTTGGGTTTTTCTTCAGTCGGTGGTTTAGGTGGCACAGACGGGTTAATGACCTCGCCGCCAGAATCAGGAAGTGGCGTTGTAGGGTCAGAGGGGTTGTGTTCTGGATCTGGTTGTGGCTCTGGCTCAGGTTCTGGGTCAGGGTTAGGCGTTGGCTCAGGGAGAAAGTCAGTACAAGTATCATCAGTACAGAAAGGATATTCACCCGATTGTGTGCACTCAGTAGATTCGACTAGATAAAGGGAATCACAATCGTAGAGAGAAGGGTCATTTTTCAATGCTTCAGGGTCGATATTAATACAAAGTGATTCGCCAGTGAGAGCAACACAGCCTCCACCAATTGAAGCACAAACGTACTGGGAAGGCGTAGCCTTACCCCAGTAGTAAGAATTCCATCCAATTTTTCCTGACTGACCTTTTACGCCTTCACAACGATTGGGAGCCTTACATTGGCCAGTGGCAGGGTCTTTAATTTGACCGCTTGGACAACCATCAAGAGTATAATGAACTTGCATAAAGGCATTAGAATTATAAACTTTCGTGCATTCTGAATCACTGTATGTTGGCCCTTGTTGATATATGTAAGCCGAATTGTAAGAGAGATTATTATATTTTGAGTAAGGGCCATTTCTTGGAATCCATGATGGGGCGCATTTGTTGGATATAGAAGAAATAAGAGCAGATGGAGAAGCATAATTTTTACCTTCAAATATAATGCCGGAGAAAGCAGGGAGAGCGGTAAAATATAAGCTAATGACCAGAGAGATAATAAATAATTTGCGCATAAACATAACCATAAAAAAAGGGGCGTTAGCCCCTTTGTTATCGGAAGTTGAGAGCAGCTATAAAACCCGACATGCCACCCAGCAACGCGAAAATAATTAACTGAATATCATGCAGGGCAATAAGCATAGTTCAGTTACCGATTAGGCTTTGTTAACAGCGCGTTTGCCAAGTGAAATGCCTTTGAAAGCCATAGTAATGCCAATGATGGCAACACCAGCAGCAGTAACAAGAGCAGCGACACCTGCAAAATCAATTGCGCCAAAGATATCAGCCATGATGTATCTCCTTATAAGAGGTTGATGAGTTTTTTGCCGATATAAACGGCATAGGTATATAAATAACCGAGAGCGAATACAGCCATAAAACCGAAGCTAAAGGCCGTTCCGGCATCGGTTGGGGTTATGCGTGTGTAGCTCATCAAGTAGTCGTAATCCTGAATAGTGACAGCAACATAACCGCCGTCACATTCATTCAGTGGCTTGTCAGTAACCGCTAGGAATCCCTGACTATTTGGGAGAGCGCACACAGGCATAAAACTTCCTTACTTTTTCAGTGTTTCAGTAAAGTATTTTTTCAGGTCGTCATCCTTGGGGATGAGTTCAACCGCAACGACTTCCAATGGGTCGTCAGGGTTGCTACCAAAGCGAATGTCATATTCACGGTTAGGAACAAAAGCGCGTGTTTCAATCAAACGCTTAGCGTAAGTAGGTTCAATACGCAGCGGCTGCTTGTTGAAAGGAATATCCGTGTTTAGCCCTAAGCCGTATTGAGCAAACTTCTCAACATTGACGGTTTCAACAGGGCGCAGAACGTTTAGCTCTGCAATCGTGGTACCCGATTTAGGAAATGTTTTGATGACGATGCCAGTGATGTTAGCCATTACCTTAACTCCATAGTGTGTTTTTCAGTTGTGTGTATGAATCAGGAACGCCGAGCAATTCAAAGTCAGGGCGTCTATGTTTGTGAGGGATAAGCATCCCGAATGCTTCGCCTAAATCGCCTTGCGTCATGGCGATAACTTCCGCTAACGCCACGCCACATTGACGGCGAACCCATGCGATGCGAGCCATAAATTCAAGACCTTGAGCCTTTTTGTTGCGAGAGAACTTAACCGGAGGAGTACACTCGATAGAGGCCGCGAAAGGGCAGATACCCGCAAAAGAGGCGGCAGGGTCGGCTAAAAGCTCGATGTCGCACTTTTTCAGCTCAACCTCGTTGCGATACCAAATCAGGTCAGGGTCAGTAATTTTTTGCTCAAGCTTTTTGTTGTAGATACGCCAGTAAATCGCCGAGGAACGAGAGCCGATAATCGTAGCTTCTTCCATCAAAGCGCCGTTTTCTGTAATGCGTTTATGAGGAACCATTGAGGGACCTTGACCCCTTGGAGCAGTGCGAAATGCTCCCTCATAAAAACATTTCTCTGCATACTTGGCGTCGAAGTTTCCGGTGTAATCGTCCACGGCCAAGTCGAGACGAACTAAGCGAGTAATGCCAAGAACCTGAGCAAGCCACCAATGAAGCTTCTTAGAGTCGATACGGTCGAAAAGTTTGGTGCACCCCGTGCCGTTGATTTGGACAAAAACGGTATCGTTGTTTCCGCCAATTCCGACAAGGCCGCACTCAACTTGTCCGGTCATATCGAGAATGACCATAGAATCGTTGTAACCATGAAGGCCACGACCACGCATAGGCGATAAACGAAAGCCCATGATTTTGGACATGAACAAATCGAAGCGATGAAAGAGCATCTTTGACACTTTGTTTTTGTGCGCTTCCATATGATGCTCGATTTGTTCCAAGGTAGAGCACACCGCGCCTTGTTCCTTGGTTTTGGTTTTTGGCTCGTGGTACACGGGCATTTGTAAATTGATAAAGTCTTGGTCGTTGCTTTTGTCCAAGTGGCGCAAGTCCGCATAGGCGAAAGTAAAAGCCAAGTGGTCAACTTTGACAGGACGAACCGTGTCATGGTGAGGGTGCTTACATGGCATGAAAGACCCCCTTTAAAAGCAATTCGTTGTAGTTTTCGTTAGTGATTTCAACCAGTTGATATGGGTCAGAGCCATAATGAACGGCAAGGTATTGCTCAAACTCAGGCCAGTTTTTAAAGAAACGATGCCCCCAAACGAAATACACGTTGATTCCGATGTTGGGTTCGTTGTCGTAGTAGATGAAATCACCCATGATAGCGACCTTACTTAACCTGATAGGAAATCTGAGCTAGAGGCCAATTACGCTTAATCTTGGGTAAGATGGCGTTTGCAGTAGGAAGCGGCATTTTGTGGGCATCAGTAGAAACAGAAGTCACTGAGAAGCGCTGAGAACCATCCGAATCAAAGCCGCTGTGAGCAAGGAAGCGAGGAAGAGCGCCAGAAGTTAACTGAATGGTCACAAATGGGTTAACAGATTGTGATAGGGTTTGTTTCTTTGCTGAATTTGCCATGATAACCGCCTTAACTGGTTGGGGAGACCACCAAGGGGAAGAGTTAAGGTCTAGCGCCCAAGGTGGTCAAATTCCGATTTATGGGGATTCTAGTCCCCATTTTTGGGGATTGTAAATAGCGCAAATTGGGGATTGGCAAGCTATGATAGAAAAGAAAAGGAGGGATAAATATGTATGCAAATGAACTGTTAGACGCCTACAAAAAGGCAAAAAACTACGTACAAGACAAGCAAATTGCACACGACTTGAACTTGTCGCCACAGAAAATAAGCAAAATGAGAACTGGAGTTAGGTATATATCTGATGAAGAAGCAATTTTTTTAGCTGAATCAGCAGGAATTGACCCTGAAATCGCACTGTTAGGATGTCACGCAGACCGCAACGAAAACCCACGCATCAAAGCGATTTGGGAAAGCATAGCAAAAAAGCAAAACGGGCTAGGATTAAGAACAATATCAATGCTTTGCGGTGGTCTAGCGGTGTCAATCAGCCAGTTTAACGAGGCTGTTTCTTACTTCGCATTATGTGCGTTATGTTAAATTAAGGCATAAAAAGAGGTCGCAAACCCCAATCTGCTCCCTATTCTTAATCCAGCATTAAACATAACTTTATTTACCATAAAATACCTAATAATCATATTTATCATTTGATGTTAAGTATGATTATTAGTGACATTGTCACTGTACTTACGTCAATTGTGTGCACCAAAGTGTTTGTGTAATCCCTTGATTTGAAAACCTGTTACCAATACATTTCAAATGTGTTTAGGTTTGCTTCGCTAAAAAAGAACTCCACACTAAGGTGGAGTTCTTGGCAGTTTGGGGTTACACGAGGAGTAAAATACGAC